ATAACTCTGGTTCTTCATACGGCACTGTTGGCCTTGAGGCTCCTAGTGGTACGTTTGTTGAGTGGGATAACATCACCGAAGCAACGGCTGTTGGCTGGGCTAAGGCGGCTCTAGGTGACGAGCAAGTGTCCTCCATTGAAGCGGCTATTAATGCACAGATTGCAGAGCTTGTTACGCCTACGTCTGGCACTGGCGTTTCTTGGTAAACTAATGGATGGATCCTCTATCACTTATTGCTATGGCGTCTACGACCTTCAAAGGTATACAGACGCTAGTAAACAGAGGTGCTGAAATTGAGGCTGTGGCTCAAAAGCTGGGGCAGTGGTATTCCTTTGCTGCTGACATAAGACAAGCAGAGAAAGAAGCTGAGAGTCCCGGTGTCTTCAAGAAGTTATTCGACGGAGAAACTGTAGAACAACAAGCACTCAACAGTGTCATAGCCAAGAAGAAACTAGAGGAACAAGAGAAACAAATACGAGAACTGATTGTTTGGTCTTACGGTGTTGAGACTTACCAAGAGATGATAATGCTCAGACGTAAGATTAAAGCACAGAGGGAAGAGGTAATCTACAAACAACGCAAGAGGCAACGTATGTTACTAGATGGTATCTTGTTGTCTATCGCCGCTGCTGTAACAGCCGGGATCATCTACGGTACAGTAGCAATTATTAAGGGTGCATGAGGATGGCGGATCAAGGGATGAAAGAGGTAATGGATACGGTTTCCGTAGCAACAGGTGTTGGTGCTTTGGCTGGCGTACTGCCTTCCTTGGCTGCGTTGTTTACACTGGTGTGGACAGGTATACGTATCTGGGAAACAGACACAGTGCAAGGCTGGCGTAACAGGAGTAAGTCGTAGGTGTGGCAAGCACTCATTAGTCCTATTGCTGGACTCGCTAAGACTTGGCTGAGTAATCGCCACGAGCAGTCACAAGCAAAACACCAAGCCACAATGCAGGTTATACAGAACACTGCTACGTGGGAACAACACATGGCACAGGCTAGTGCGTCCTCGTGGAAAGACGAGTGGTTCACAGTAGTCCTGAGTGCGCCTGTAATAGCAATTATGTGGGGCGTAGGTATGAACGATCTTGATATCATTGGTCGCGTAGGTATGGCCTTTGCGGAGCTAGACAGATTACCTGAGTGGTATCAATATCTTTTGTACGTTGCAGTCACAGCCAGCTTTGGCATACGTGGTGCTGACAAGCTGATGCAACTTAAGAACGGTAAATAAGCTATGGCTGAAAACGAAAACCCGCTAGAAGAAGTAGTAGTTACCGCGAAAAAAGTACCGGGGCAAGCTATTGATCGTGATATTTTTGGTTACACGCAAGACGGTGGTGGAGTTTCTGGTATAGGTGGTGGAGGCAATGTTAGTCTTCTTGGCCCAGATGGCACCCCTATTTCTGAAATCACAGACCCCACCGCTGAAGACATGGGGCTTGATAAGTGTGGGCCGGGAACGGTTAGAGTTAATGTAACTAGAGGTGCTACAACGTACTCTGGCTGTGCTACTTTTGGAGAATTAACGCAGTTCTTAAACACTGGCGGGGACATAAGTAAGATATCCCCAGATAGCACCCTTGGTACTCGTATTATTAACGAGGCAACTGCAGAAAAACTCAAAGAGTGGAACGAACTAAAGGAAGCCTACGAGAACGGTGAGGCTACACTACAAGATCTAAAAGATTTTGATCCGGGCGTACTGAGTGGCTTGGGCGGCTGGTTAGATGATTATGATAACTTTATTTCAGGAGAAGAAGAAGAAGGTAAAAAACTCCAAGAGTTAATAGAGAAGTACGGCGAAGACGTTGTACGAGATATGCAGAACAAGTACGATGAGCTTGTAGATTTCATCGGAAACGTTCCAGAAGATCCACTTGGTTCTTTACAAAAGATGATTGAAGTCTTTGTAGAAGGAGCTACTGGTGTTCCTCCTGAGTGTACTGCTTCAGGTGGCCCCGCTGGAACAGCACTGCCTGAGTGGATACGTAATTGTGTTACTGTTGGTGTACTTGTAGATATAGGTATTCCCGGTCTTCCCGGTGGACTAGGCTCTGTATTTAAAGGCGTTACTGTAGGAGAACTTGAAGAAGGCCTAAAAAACATAGGTAAAAAGTTTGAAGATATAATTAACGGTACGCCTACTTGTGGTGAAGAAGGTGACCAAGAATGTACGCCTGAACAAATATTAGAGGATTTAGGCGACTGGGTTGTTAATTCTGTTAAAGACATCTTTGGTAACGAAGAAGACGAAATAACCATTGAAAGTATTTTAGGCAAACTAGGTGGAATCTTCGGTGGCGTCTTAGGTGGCATCATCTATGGTGAGTTTAAAGACTTAATCAACGGAGAAATTGAAGACGTTATAGGCGTACCTGTACTACCCTTTGACACAAACCCAGATTGTGAATCTAAAGGTTTAGAAACAAAAGATGCGGAAGGAAACTGCGGAGACTGTAAACAACCGGGATTTGTGTTTGATAAAGACCTTCAAAACTGTGTTGATCCAAATGCTGCAGAACCCTTTGATGAAACACAGTGTACAGAACAAGGATACTTTGAGCAAAACAAAGCTGCTTGCGAAGCCGCTGGATACGTAGATTGTGAGGGTGCTGTTGGGCCAGACGGAGAAGAGTTAACAGGCGGTATAATTAAAGGAAGCCTCTTAGATTGCGGTGTAATACAAGATCCACAGTGTTCAGACGTTGGTAAGTATAACCCTGAAACTAAAAACTGTGATTGTCCAGAAGGATATGAGTTTGAAGTAGAAACTGGGGGTACTTGTGGAGCCAAAGATACTGGCGATGTTACACCAGAAGAAATAGACTGTACTCAGCCACGGCCCGGATACACTCCTAGTTTTAATCCTGATGACAACGCGGCTCATTTTGCGTGGCAAGAAAAGTGTGGTGAAACACATTGTCCATCAGGTACGTTAAAATCAGAAGATCCTTACTGTGGTGAAGAGCCTCCAGAACAGCCTGTAAAAGAGTGTACAGATCCTAATAGGCAAAAAAATACAGATGGTAGCTGTGGGGAGTGTAATCAAGGTTTCAAGTTAAACGAAGAAGGTCTTTGTCAAAAAGAAGAAGTAGTAGAGGAACCAGAGCCAACAGAAACTCCGTATGAACCTGATTGTTCACAACCTAGACCCTTTGGACTTATTACGTTTGACTTAATAGACCAACAACGTGCGTGGGATAAAAAGTGCGGAGGACAAACTGGGCCTTCTCCTTGTGACCAACAAGACAGGGTAACTAACGAAGATGGTTCCTGTGGCCCCTGTAAGCCCGGATTTGTAGAAGACCCTCAAGGGTTTGACCAGTGCATACGAGCGCCTCAAGAGTGTAACGACTGTAGCTGTGCTGAGTACGCTGCCGCTAATCCTCAAGAGTGTGGTGAAACTCCCACAGAAACAACAGAAACCGGAGGAGGAGCTAGTGTCGGTGGCGGTGCTGGAGGAGCCTTTAGTCCGTTCTTGGCTGGCATTACTTACACACCTCAACCTGTGCCTGAGATAATTCAACAACAGTCAGGAATGTTTACAGGGGCACAGCCTACGAGGAATACTAAGTTAGTTGGTGATAGTATTATTCAAAACATATTTAAAGAGTACTTTGTATGACATATTTAAACTTAGTAAACAACGTACTGAGACGCCTTCGTGAAGACGAAGTATCCAGCGTCACTGACAACACCTACAGTAAGATGGTAGGTGACTTTGTTAACGACGCTAAGAAGATGGTAGAAGACGCTTGGGATTGGTCAGCACTTAGGACTACTCTGACGGTAACTACGTCTTCTGGTATTTTTAACTACGTACTCACTGGATCACAGAACAAGATCAAGGTACTAGACGTAATCAATGATACCTCAAACATCTTTATGCAGTACCAGACTCAACACTGGTTTAACGATAAGTACTTGAACCAATCACCGCCTAGTGGCGCACCTGAGTACTATACGTACAACGGTGTTGACTCTAATGGTGACACTCAGGTAGATATTTATCCTAAGCCTGACGGTGTGTACAGCTTGAGATTTAACTGTACGCTGAGAAACCCTGAGCTAAGCTCTGACACAGATGTACTGTTGATTCCTAATCAACCCGTGATTCACTTAGCAGTGGCTCTGTTAGCTCGTGAGCGTGGCGAAACAGGCGGCACATCAGCACCTGAGTACTTTGGTATTGCTGATAAGTTTTTGTCTGACGCTATTGCTATGGACGCACAGAAGCACCCCGAAGAAACCATCTGGTACACTCCGTAGGAGCCTGACGTATGGCACAGCCACTACAAAGCATCAACCTAGTTGCTCCTGCGTTCAAGGGTGTCAACACAGAAGACTCACCGTTAGCTCAAGATCCGTCTTACGCTGACGTTGCAGATAACGCTGTGATTGACAAGCGTGGACGTATTGCTGCACGTAAAGGTATTGAGGTTGTTACTACTGACAAGACTGAACTAGGTACTGACTACGTACACAAGATCCATTACTTCTACGATGACGCAGGTAACGAAGTAGTATTTACTGCGGGTAACAACAAGATAATGACAGGGACAACTACCCTGACTGATGTTACTCCCGGCTCGTACACTATTACTGCTAACAACTGGAAGATTGTAAACTTTAACGATAAGGCTTACTTCTTTCAGCGTGGGTACGACCCGTTGGTGTACGACAACGCCACAGGTCTTCGTACGTTTACTGTAGCTAACGGTACAGCTACTGCGGCTACTCTGAAGTGTCACGAGGCTCTGGCAGCTTACGGTAGACTGTGGGTCGTAGACAACGCAACAGACACACAAACTATTTACTGGTCTGACCTGTTGATAGGCACAGACTTTACTGGTGG